GGCGGTCGATCATTTGAAAAAGTAAAAAAATAAAATTATGGCAAGTATACACGGAGGCTCAGGTAATGAGCTATTTTATCATGGATCTACACTTTTAAGCGGTGATGGAGCAATATTAGATTTAACTGGCGCAACTGCTAAGTATTACGTTTGTGCTATAACTTTTCTTAGCGCTACTACGTTTGGCGACACTGGCGCTTCAGGATTACAAATATTAGATGGCGGTGTTAAGTTAGGATTAGGAAATACACACTTCGCTTCTACTGAAGACACACAAACTTTAGATACAGACTGGGGTGCTGTAACAAACGCAGGTGATAACGATGGGGCTGTTATTGTAGAAGAAACTACAACTTTTCCAGCCGGCATGACCTTGTATGGTATGTACGATTATGTTGAACTACATTCTGGGTCTTGTATATGTTATGTAGCACCAAGACCTGATTATCACGAAAGAGTTAGAGCAGCAGCAATATAAATAAATAATTAACTTAAATTAAATAAAATGGCAAAAAAAGAAAAAATAGTAGACTTAAAGTCTAAACCAGAAAATATTACTGACGAACAATTAAAAAAAGTTCAAGATACAGTAAATAACATAAATAAATCTCAATTACAAATAGGTCATATGGAGTTGCAAAAGCACGAAATATTACATAATATTGCTGGTATGAGAGATGAATTAACTTTATTACAAGCTGAGTTTGAAAAAGACTACGGAACTTTTGATATAGATATACAAACTGGTAAAATAAACTATCCTGAAAATGGCGAAGCTGATAAGAAAGATTAGTATAGGCAAAGACTATAAGAACGACGCTATGCACTATGCTGTTGGTCAAGAAGTTTATGGAGGTCATACTATTTGTGATATAATAGAAGAAGAAGATAAATACTCTGTTTATATTAGAAAAAATAAAGATGTATTACCTTGGAAAGACTTTAATAAAAATATGGCTGTATCTGTAGAATATAATCTTGAATACTAATGAAGAGTGTTTACAACTTTGTTGTAACACCAAAAGGCAATAGATATAATAATACTAAAAAAGTTGGAGATTCAGAGTTATTACTTAACACTGAAATATTCAATCATCAATACGTAAATAGAGAAGCTATTGTTATATCAACACCTATAATTGGTGATACAGATATCAAACCAGGAGATACAATTATAGTTCATCATAATGTTTTTAGAAGATGGCATAATCAATATGGTATAGAAAAAAATAGCAAAAGCTATTTTGATGAGTGTACTTACCTTGTAAACCATGATCAAATATTTCTATACAAAAGAAATAAAAAGTGGATAGCTCCAAAAGGTTATTGCTTTGTAAAACCACTGAAAGCTATTAACAAGTTTAATATTGATAAAGAAAAACCTTTACAAGGTATAGTTAAATATTCTGATGGTGTTGTTAAAGTTAACGATCTAGTTGGTTTTACGCCAAATAGCGAATATGAATTTATAGTTGATGGTGAAAGACTATATAGAGTTTTATCTAAATTTATTACAATTAAATATGAATATCAAGGAGACGAAGAAGAATATAATCCAAGCTGGGCGCAAAGCAGTTAATGAGTTGATTAAAGTTGCTGAAGAAAAGATTATTACAAACACAGAAGATGATGTATCGGCTGATAGATTAAAAAACGCAGCAGCTACTAAAAAACTAGCTATATTTGACGCATTTGAAATACTTAACAGAATTCAAGAAGAAGAAAACTTGCTTGAGGGCAAAACACCTGAAGAGACAAAGAAAAAAGCTTTTAAAGGATTCGCAGAAGGCAGATCTAAGTAATGTACGAGCAAAGTTTAGTTAAAACAATAGAACCTATTAAACGCACGACTATAAGTCGGCTTAACAAATCTAAAAAATGGAAATATGGATACAATAAAGAACATGATATCGTGGTTATCTCTAAAACTGGAAAAATTGGGGAAATACTTGAGATACAAGGTTTGCACATCGCTTTGCCGTTGCTGCCAGTGCACGTGCACACCAACAAAATAAATAAGTGGCAAAAAATAGAATATCCTAAAGAATTATCAAGACTTAAAAATATATTTGACTGGAGATCGTATCCTGAAGATCAAAAAGAAAAGTGGTATGATTACATAGACGAAGAATTTAAACGTAGAGATGAAGGTTTTTGGTTTATGAATAATGATAAACCAACTTATATAACAGGGGCTCATTATATGTATTTACAATGGAGTAAAATAGATGTAGGTGCACCAGACTTTAGAGAATCAAACAGACTGTTTTATATATTTTGGGAAGCTTGTAAAGCTGATAAAAGATGTTACGGTATGTGTTACTTAAAGAACAGAAGATCAGGCTTTTCGTTTATGTCATCTGCAGAAACGGTTAATTTAGCTACTATTTCAAGTGATAGTAGATATGGTATACTTTCTAAAACAGGTGCTGATGCTAAAAAAATGTTTACAGATAAAGTAGTACCAATTAGTATTAATTATCCTTTTTTCTTTAAACCGATACAAGATGGTATGGATCGTCCTAAATCTGAATTAGCATACAGAGTACCCGCTAGTAAATTTACTAGAAAAAAAATAACAGCTAACGAACAGATTGAAGATATACAAGGGTTAGATACTACTATTGATTGGAAGAATACAGGTGATAACAGTTATGATGGTGAAAAACTAAATCTATTAGTACATGACGAAAGTGGTAAGTGGGAAAGGCCTGATAACATATTAAACAATTGGCGAGTAACTAAAACATGTTTACGGCTAGGTAGTAGAATAGTAGGTAAGTGTATGATGGGCTCAACTTCAAATGCACTTGATAAAGGTGGAGATAACTTTAAAAAATTATACAATGCATCAGATGTCACTAAAAGAAATAGAAATGGTCAGACAAAATCTGGTTTATATTCTTTGTTTATCCCAATGGAATGGAACTACGAAGGATTTATTGACGAGTATGGAGTTCCAGTATTCACTACTCCTGACGTCGACGTGTTTGCCCCAGATGGTGAACTAATAGATATAGGTGTAATAGATCATTGGCAAAATGAAGCTGAAGGTTTAAAAAACGATCAAGATGCATTAAATGAATTTTACAGGCAGTTTCCAAGAACTGAAGAGCACGCGTTTAGAGACGAAACAAAAAACAGTATATTTAATTTAGTTAAAATATACGAACAAATAGATTACAACGAAGAATTAGGTAGGTCTTTAGGTTTAAGTGTAGGTAATTTCCAGTGGGTTAATGGTATTAAAGATACACAAGTTATATTCTATCCTGATAAAAAAGGTAGGTTTAAACTTAGCTGGGTACCACCTCAACAATTACAAAATAGAGTGGTAATTAAAAATGGTATAAAATATCCTGGTAATGAACACATGGGAGCGTTTGGTTGCGACTCTTATGATATATCAGGAACCGTAGATGGAAAAGGATCTAAAGGAGCATTACACGGCTTAACCAGGTTTAGTATGGAGGACGCTCCTGCGAACAGCTTCTTTTTAGAATACTTGTCAAGACCACCTACGGCAGAAATATTTTTTGAAGATGTATTAATGGCTTTAGTTTTTTATGGTATGCCAATACTTGCAGAGAATAATAAACCAAGGTTGTTATACTATTTAAGACGTAGAGGTTATAGAGGTTTTAGTATGAATAGACCTGATAAACTTTGGAATAAGCTTTCTACTGCAGAAAAAGAAATAGGAGGTATACCAAATTCCAGCGAAGATATAAAACAAGCTCATGCTGCTGCAATTGAAATGTATATACAAGATCATGTGGGTATGAAGCAAGATGGCAGTTTTGGTGATTTGTATTTTAACGAATTATTAAATGATTGGGCTAAATTTGACATAAATAAAAGAACAAAGTTTGATGCTTCTATAAGTAGCGGCTTAGCTATAATGGCTAACAATAGACACTTGTATAGACCAAACGTAAAGGTTGAAAAACCAAAATTAAACATAAGTATTTCCAAGTATAATAATACGGGAAATAATTCACAAATAATAAAATAAATATGGCATATTCTGGTATTAAAAGTTATTTTCCAAGTCAAACAGTAAGCGACGCTGAAAAGCTTAGCTATGACTATGGTTTAAAAGTAGCTAAAGCTATAGAGACAGAGTGGTTTAATGAAGATAGAAATATTAACAGATATAAAACTAATATAAATAATTTTCATAATTTAAGATTATACGCTAGAGGAGAACAATCAATACAAAAATATAAGGATGAGTTATCTATAAATGGTGATTTGTCCTATTTAAATTTAGACTGGACACCTGTTCCTATAATACCAAAATTTGTAGATATAGTTGTTAATGGTATATCTGAAAGGTTATATGATGTCAAAGCGTACTCTCAAGATCCAAACGGTGTAGATAAAAGAACTAAGTATATGGAGTCTATACTAGGAGACATGCGTATGAAAGCTTTTGACGCAGAAATAAATGATGCTCTTGGACTTAATTTAAGAGAAAGCACGGTAGAAAAATTACCAGAAACAGATGACGAGTTAGGGTTACATATGCAGCTAGATTATAAACAAGCTGTAGAATTAGCTGAAGAACAAGCTTTAAAGGTTTTGTTTGAAGGTAATAGATACGAATTAATAAAGAAAAGATTTTATTATGATTTAACAGTATTAGGTATTGGTGCTGTAAAAACTGATTTTACAACATCAGAAGGTGCTACTATAAAATATGTAGACCCAGCTGATTTAGTTTATTCTTACACAGACTCTCCTTATTTTGACGATATATATTATGTAGGTGAAGTTAAATCTATACCTGTTAATGAATTAGCAAAACAGTTTCCTCACTTAACAGAAGAGGATTTAGAAGATATAATGAAGAATAAAAATTATAACAAAAACAATTATAATACTAGATACTCTGCTAAAAAAGAAGACAATAACACAATTCAAGTTTTGTATTTTAATTACAAAACTTATATGAACGAGGTTTATAAAATAAAAGAAACTGGTACAGGTGCAGAAAAAGTTATACCTAAAGATGATAATTTTAATCCACCTGAAAATAAAGAAGGAACATATAATAGATTATTAAGGTCTATAGAAACTCTTTACGAAGGAGCTTTAATATTAGGTACTGAAAAGTTGTTAAAATGGGAAATGGCTTCAAATATGATGAGGCCAAAAAGTGATTATACTAAAGTTAAAATGAATTATTCTATTGTAGCTCCTAGAATGTATGATGGTCAAATAGAAAGTTTAGTAAAACGTATAACAGGTTTTGCCGACATGATACAGCTTACACATTTAAAGCTACAGCAAGTTATGTCACGTATAGTTCCTGATGGTGTTTATTTAGATGCTGATGGTTTAGCTGAGATTGATCTAGGTAATGGTACTAATTATAATCCACAAGAAGCTTTAAATATGTTTTTCCAAACTGGTAGTGTTATAGGTAGATCTTTTACTAGCGAAGGTGATATGAATCCAGGCAAAGTACCAATACAAGAAATACAGTCAAGTAACGGTGGTGCTAAGTTACAAAGCTTAATAGGTACATATAATTATTATTTGCAAATGATTAGAGATACAACTGGTCTTAATGAAGCTAGAGACGGTAGTATGCCAGATAAAAATGCTTTAGTAGGTGTACAAAAACTAGCTGCGGCAAATAGTAATACGGCAACTAGACATATATTACAAGCTGGTTTATTCTTAACATCAGAAGTTGCAGAACAATTATCACTTAGAATATCTGATATATTAGAATATTCTCCAACAGCAGATGCTTTTATTCAAGCTATAGGCTCACACAACGTAGCAACTTTAAACGAAATGAAAGAATTATATCTTTATGACTTTGGTATATTTATAGAGTTACAGCCTGACGAAGAAGAAAAAGCTATGTTAGAAAATAATATACAAATGGCTATACAGCAGAAGAATATAAACATAGAAGATGCCATTGATCTTAGAGAAATAAAAAATATAAAGTTAGCTAATAAACTTTTAAAACTACGTAGAAAACAAAAAGAAGAAAACGACAGGCAGTTACAACAACAAAACATAGAAGCGCAAACACAATCTAATAATGCTTCTGCGCAAACAGCTGCTCAATTAGAAATACAAAAAAATCAAGTGTTATTAGAAAACGAAGCTAATTTATTAAAAATGAAAGCTGAGATTGATGCTCAAAAAATGATGCAAGAAGCAGAGCTTAAAAAAGAACTTATGCAGTTAGAGTTTCAATACAATATGCAATTAAAAGGTGTTGAGACTAATAATTTGATGCAAAGAGAAAAAACTAAAGAAGATCGTAAAGATCAAAGAACAAAAATACAAGCAACTCAACAAAGTGAAATGATTGAGCAAAGAAAAGGAAATTTACCGTCTAAAGATTTTGAATCTAAAAACAACGATATATTAGGTGGTGGATTTAACTTAGGTATGTAAAATTATTAATTATTATTATATTATATTATGGAAGAAAATAAAGAAAACGTAGTTGAAGAAACTACACAACAAAATGTTACTAAAGTTGAAGTTAAAAGCAATCAACAAGATGATAACATTATAAAAGTAAACTTAGACAAACCAATAAACCAAGAAAAAAATGAAACTAAAGAAAATAACGCTGACGACAGCGGAGTGGTTGCAGAGTCTGAAAATGCCGAGTCCACAGAAAAACAAGAAGAAGTACAATCGGAAAGCGAAACACAAGAAACGCCAGTATTAGAAGAAATTACTGAAGACTCAACTGAAAGTGAAATAACTGAAGTAGAAGAAAAAGTTGAAGAAGCTGTAGCTGAAACTGAAGCAACCGGTAAACCATTACCAGAAAATATACAAAAGTTAGTAGATTTTATGGAAGAGACTGGTGGTGATATAAATGATTACGTAAATCTTAATAAAGATTACAGTAAACTCGATGATACAGAAGTTTTACTTGAGTACTACAAACAAACAAAACCACACTTAAGTTTAGAAGAAATAAGTTTTCTCATGCAAGACTCTTTTTCTTATGATGAAGAAGTTGATGAGGAAGTAGATATAAAAAGAAAAAAGCTAGCGTTAAAAGAGCAAGTTGCCAGCGCTAGAAGCCACTTAGACGGGCAAAAGTCTAAATACTATGAAGAAATTAAAGCTGGTTCAAAATTAACTAAAGAACAACAAAAAGCTGTAAATTTCTTTAATAGATACAACAAAGAATCAGAGGCAAGTCAAAGAACAGCAAAAAGAAACTCTGAAGTTTTTACACAAAAAACTAACCAAGTTTTTAACGACAAGTTCAAAGGTTTTGAATATAGTGTCGGTGATAAAAAATACAGATTTAATGTAAACAATGCTGAAGAGGTTAAAAATACTCAAAGCGATATAAACAATTTTACCAAAAAGTTTTTGGATAAAAACGCAGGTTTAGTAGACGCTAAAGGTTATCATAAGTCTCTATTTACAGCAATGAACGCTGATGCTGTTGCAAAACATTTTTACGAACAAGGTAAGGCCGATGCTTTAAAAGAAAGTGTTGCTAAATCTAAAAACATCAATATGAGTCCAAGGCAAAAACATGGGGTTGTTGAAGCTGGTGGAATAAAAGTAAAAGTGTTAGGTGATAATTCTTCTGATTTTAAGTTTAAAATTAAAAACAATAAATAACATTTAAAAATTTAAAATTATGGCAATTACTCCAGGTAGTAATTTGAATAGTGTACCGGCTTCAAGACCGCAAGCACTATCTACAAATTACTTAGATCTTTCATCTGCGTCAAACGCAGGTTGGGGACAACAATACGTGCCAGACTTGATGGAAAAAGAAGCTGAGGTTTTCGGACCTAGAACAATTTCTGGTTTTCTTGCTCAAGTTGGTGCTGAAGAGGCTATGACTGCTGATCAAGTAGTATGGTCTGAACAAGGTAGATTACACTTATCTTACAAAGGTAAGACTGCGTCTACTACAACTATATTAATCCAAGGTGATATTGACGAAGCGCAATACCATGCATCTGGTATTAGTTCTGCATCTGCAGCTAAAACTCATGGTATTAGAGTTAACGATACTGTTATTATAGCAAACTCTGTAGAGGTTGTTAAAGCTGTTGTAACAAGAACTGACTCTGCTACTGATACAATTACTATTGCTCCATATGGTGCAACTACTATTACTCATGGTACTGGTACTAATGCAGATAAAGATTGTAGAATATTAGTTTACGGTTCTGAGTATGGTAAAGGACAACAGTATGGTTCTGCTGATGGTACTGCTAACAATACTGATACTAGAGGTGCTAACGAGCCTGCTTTCCAAACTTTTACTAATAAACCTATAATAATGAAAGATTATTACGAAGTTTCAGGATCTGATGCTTCAAGAATAGGTTGGATTGAGGTTTCTGCTGAAACAGGTCAATCAGGTTACTTATGGTACTTAAAAGCTGAAGCTGATACTAGATCTCGTTTTAACGATTATTTAGAAATGGCTATGCTAGAAGGTATTGATAGCGGAAGCTCAGACAGTACTAACGCTGACGCTTTTGTTGCTAGTAACGGAGATAAAATTGGTACGCAAGGTTTATTTGATGCTATTACTAAAAGAGGTAATGTTACTTCTGGTGTAACTGGTGTTAACGCTGCTACTGATTTAGCTGAGTTTGACGCAATTTTAGCTGAGTTTGACAAGCAAGGTGCTATTGAAGAGTATATGATGTTTGTTAACAGATCAACTAGCCTAGCTATTGATGATATGTTAGCTTCAATGAACTCTTACGGGGCTGGTGGTACTTCTTACGGAGTATTTAACAACTCTGAAGATATGGCTCTTAATTTAGGTTTCACTGGTTTCAGAAGAGGTTCTTATGACTTCTACAAGTCTGACTTCAGATACTTAAATGATTTAGCTACAAGAGGTGCTATCAATGCTATTAACGCTACTGAGGCTATTAGAGGGGTTATGATTCCTGCTGGTACTTCTTCAGTTTATGATCAAACTGTTGGAGCTAGCATGAAGCGTCCTTTCTTACACGTTAGATATAGAGCTTCACAAACTGATGACCGAAGAATGAAGTCTTGGGTTACTGGTTCTGTTGGTGCTGCTACAACTGCTTTAGATGCAATGCAAATCCACTTCTTATCAGAAAGATGTTTAATCACTCAAGGTGCAAACAACTTTATGTTAATGAAGTAAACATTTTTAAAAGACCGGGGCTTCGGCCTCGGCCTTTTATTTTATTAATTTTATTATATATTATATTATGGCAAAGAAAAAAGAAACAAAAAAAGAGGTAGAGGTACCTGTTGTTGAAACACCAGTTGTTGAAACACCAAAACCTAAAAAAGTTGAACCTAAAAAACCAACTTGGGAAATAAAAGATAGAGTTTATAATTTAAACAAAGGGCAAAGACCTTTGTCTTATATGATAAGAAGCTCTAACATATATTATTTCGATAAAGAAAAAGGTTACGAAAGAGAATTAAAATATTGTGAAAATCAAACAACGCCTTTTGTTGATGAAATGAAGGGAGATCAAAGATTATCACATATAATATTTAGAAGCGGGAGTTTGTTTGTTCCAAAAGAAAAAACAGTTTTACAAAAACTATTGTCTTTGTATCACCCTCATAGAGATCAATTGTTCTCTGAGTACAAACCATCTCAAGAAGCTGCTACTGAAATAGAAATATTAGAAATGGAGGCTGATGCTATATTAATGGCTAGACAATTAGATATTGAAATGGCAGAAGCAATTATGCGTGTAGAAAAAGGTTCTGAAGTATCTAAGATGAGTTCTAAAGAACTTAAAAGAGATTTACTAGTATTTGCTAGAAACAATCCTGCTTTATTCTTAGAATTAGCTTCTGATGACAACGTTCAACTTAGAAACTTTGGTATTAAAGCTGTAGAACTTGGTATTATTAAGTTAAGCCCTGATCAAAGAAAGTTTTTATGGGGATCTAACGATAGACCTATAATGACAGTACCGTTTGACGAGCATCCATACACTGCTTTAGCGCATTGGTTTAAAACTGATGAAGGTATGGAAATATATGCAAATATAGAAAAAAGATTAAACAATTAATCAAACTGTAGAGGTAGTCGCCCTACGGGGCGATTACAACTACAATAAAAAAATATTATGGTAAATATAGATACAGTATATCAAAAAGTATTAGCACTGGCTAACAAAGAACAAAGAGGATATATAACTCCGCAGGAGTTTAACTTATTTGCTGATATGGCTCAGATGGAAATATTTGAGCAATACTTTTACGATTTAAATCAATTTAATAGATTACCTGGTAATGATCAGCCATATTCTGATATGGTAGAAAATATAAGAGAAAAACTTGATTTATTTCAAACTTTTTCACCAGGAACAACTAGTTGTGAAGTTGTAAATAACGCTGGTTGGTTAAAACTTTATGACCATAAACCGCAGCAAGACCCTGGAAAACATGGTAATGATTTATATAGAATAGGTAGAATTAGAGTTAATTATAACGTTCACTCAAAAAACCGAGTAGATGGAGAGGCTCAATTTACAACTAGAGAAGAAGATATAGTTTACGGAAGATCAAAGCTATTAAAACATTATAATGCTAGCCAAGAAAACTATCAACCAGCTACATATGAGCAACCTATATATATGAGACTTCTTCACCAAGGCACACATTATGTACAAATAAGACCTTATCCAAGATTAGGTTATTATGAACCTAGCAATCCAGACGCGCAAGGAAATGGATGGGTTTTTCATGATGTAATACAAATTTTTTACACTAAAAAACCTACAACACCTCATTGGAGTTATGTTACTATTAATAACAAGCCACTATGGAACGCTGATCAATCAACTCATTTTGAACTACACGCGTCTGAAGAAACAGAATTAGTATATAGAATATTAGCTTTAGCTGGTATATCCATAGAAAAACCTCAAATAACACAAATCGCTTCTGGGCTACAGTCTGCTCAAATACAACAAGAAAAACAATAAATAAATGGGATTATTAGACGGAATAACACAAAATGAATATTACCAAGGTAGAAATTACGGTAATTATCAATTTATATCTTTACAAGAAATAATTGCACAGTTTGAAATAGCGTATGTTGGTGAAGGAAAATTAATACCTAAACTAAACAAACTAGACATACAGTTTCATGCAATGCGAGCTTTACAAGAATTATCGTTTGATACTTTTAAATCTTTTAAATCTCAACAAATAGATGTTCCACCTAGTTTACAAATGATATTACCTCACGACTATGTTAACTATACTAAAATATCATCTGTAGATTCTGCTGGAATAAAACATTTATTATATCCAGTTAAAGAAACAAATAATCCTTTTCAAATAAAACAAAATACTGATGGTAGTTATTTCTTTGGTACAGAAGGAAACCAAGTTACAAATTCTTCTTTTGATACTGATTTACAAGACGATTGGGAAGTTAGTATGTTTAACGATGTAATAGATGTTCAAAATACTGACGGTGCTGTTGATGTTTCTAATGCAAAGAGTGGCGCTTGGGGTAGTATAAGGCAAATTGGTAACGGTAGTTATTATGCTAATTTTCTTTATGATACTTTACAAATAAACAATGGTGATTTAGAAGTTAAATCACACTGGATGAGAGGTGGTGATTATAGAGCTTATGCGGTTTGGCAACGTTTAGAAGTTGGTTTAGC